CCTATCCGAGGCAAAGTACAAACCGATCGCTTCATCTGAGTCGACAGTCAAACTAACTAAAAGAGATTGTTATCATTAACACGGAGGCGGTCAGCCGGTACCCCCTACTCTTGCTTCTTCTGACGGATGCTCTATAGCCGTAGTTAGCCAACTATAGTAGTCACGTGGGTTGTATCTTTTTCTCAGAGCCCACATCATTCGGCGTTTAAGCCTAATTGAATTCGTCTTTGCCATCAAGTGTGTAGTCTAGTCTACACGTTCCAAGTGCGGCCATTACGCGAGCACCATCTCCTCTTGATACAGGGTTAACCTGCCACAGTGGCTATTTTGTAATCTTTAAATCTTTTACGGAATTTTTACCAAGTTTTAATTGAATAATGCCATTGTAGTTGTTTTCACGTAACAATACATCTTCTTTAAATTGGTAATAGGCTTCCAAGTAATTAGTTTCGCCTCGGGAACTACACAAATGTATAATCTCACGAGTAAATTTCTCTTTGCCTAGTGCGTTAATATCTTCTATTAAACGCTGTGATGAGCCCCAATAATCTTTCCAGTCTGTTTCTATGACTTCGTGTCGTTTGTTTTTCTTGCCTTTTAGAGGTGGTCTCTTTTTGATAGTAGTGAAGTATTTACGGCCAATGTAATCATGCCCGTTAATTGTATTAGTTATTCTATATATAAAGCCATAATAAGTGCCTATATCCCCAGAATCAAATATTGTTCCATTGTAAGTCCAGGGATATTCATAAGCCATAATGCTATTTATTTCGCAGCCATTGCATTTTTCTTCTCTTGGATTTCTGCACGACGAGCTTTAGCTAATTTAGCTAAGTCACCTAATGCACCACGAGCACGTGCGGCAGCCGCTTTAACGCCCTTGTCTTCAAACTTTGCGCTTTCTTCTGTGTATGTTGCTACTGCTGCTAAAATATCTTCATGAATTGACATAATTGTCTCCTTGTTGTTATGTCTATTTAACCGCCTTATATGGTGGGATAAATTTTTATTAAAATTCTACTTCTCGTTGCCACTGATTGCTAAAACTTGTACCAGATATATTTTTAGTACAGGTTTGTTTACACACAGTATTTGGCTCATTAACCCAAGATTGTTTTATTGAATCAAACGTATCTAGTGTGTATTCTGTATTACCTAGCCAACAACATGGATATAATTTTCCAGTGGCAGATAGGTATATACTCGAATCTTTTAATGCTTGGCATTCAATAATGCCTTCTTTTACTGTAGGGTCAGCCCATCCTGTTGGATGAGAAAGAAATGTTACAGGATATAATTCATTTCGTTTACTTACTTTAGCTCGAAACCATTTAAATCCTAATTCTTTTGCTAATGCCTGTGCTTGTTCTACTTGATGTTGGTTGTGTTTGAATACCAGCATCTCCCAGTGCGCTCTACCACCTGCGGCTATAAATGCCTGCGCATTTTCTATAACCTTATCCCAGACAACATTTACTCTGTATATGTGATTGGTATCTTTTAATCCGTCAATACTAAAAATTACATAATCTTTCTGAAAAGATAACATTGCACCTAACGAACTCCACCAAGTAGTAGACCGTAGACCTCCATTAGTATTCATACCTAATGTTATTGTGGGATTTAATTTACGAAAATAGTTATAAATTTCTAAGGTGTGCTTGCCTGCTGCAGGATCACCATAATTTCCACACATATACATCTTGTCTAATGCTTTGATAGTATCTTCTGAAATAGCATCTGCTATATTATCTACAGTTAAATGGTGTAGCACAGACTTATCAAATGTAGGATCAGTTTCTCTGCCACATTGCGGACACGCTGCATTACAAGCATCTGTAGGTTCTAGATGTAATATTTTAGGTAACATCGACATCATTGTTATATGTTGTGAACCCATTTTCTTTAACTACTGTTAAAATATTGTTTACACGACCTGCTAATTCATCTTTATGCGATACTAACCAAATACTTTTGTTATTTTCTCTGGTCATTTTCTTAAGGATAGCCAGTGCATTTTCTACACCCGAGGTATCCATGCCCGAATCAACAAGCTCATCAATAAACAATAAGTTAATCGGTTGATATAGACTTTCCCACACATCACGGAATGCCCATGACAGGCTAAGGATAAGTCTATTACGCTCACCACGGCTTAGGTTATCAAAATCTAACTCTCTACCTAGTTCTTCAATTTGCACACTTAGGTCATTTTGGAACTTAACAGTATGCGGTAATCCAATCTTATCTAAGTAATAACCTAAACGTGCGTTTAAGTAGCTTAAGTTCTGGTCAATAATACGTTTACGGATAAACGAATCTTTGTTTGTTAATAATTTTAGTAAGAACTCTTGGTGTTCTTTAACACGCATCAGTTCATTCATTACTGTATAATCAATTTCAGCTAGGGCAGTAGTCTTCATTTCCTCGATTTGTTCACTATAAGGATCAGTTTCTGCAGTTTTGCTGACTAATTGTGTTTGTAAATTAGCCACAGTGCTACGATGATGGATAGCATCCTCTTCTTTATCGTAGAATACCTTAGGGGGTGTACCTAATACACCTAATGCTGATTTAGCATCGCCTAGCTCTAACAGTAATTGCTCTGCTGTGGTGTATGCAGTTAACGCTTCTTGTAGCGCATTAGCCTTGCTTAATAATACTTCTTCATGCTTGCTGTCGTGTATGTCTTGTCCGCAGGCATAGCACTTATGATTGTTTAGATCAGCGATTTCTTTATCTAACTTTGTAACAGTTTTTTGCTCACGATCCATATCACTGCTGGCACGCTGTAACGCTGTGTTTAAATCAGCAAGGTCTCTACGTTTTTGATTGTAAGCAGTAAGATCTTTGTGTGCTTGTATTTCTGCATCAATATCTAATTTTTGCAAATCGTCGATAGAAGTCTGCAATCTACTGATATCTTCTGTGTGTTTAGTAGTCCACAAGGTTTGTCGACGTTTTAAACTTTCAATTTGTTCTTCGATACGTTTATTAGCATCAGTAATTGCTTTGATGTTAAATTCTTCTTGTTGGATAGCATCTTTAGTAGCTTTACCTTGTTCTTTGAGTGCTTCTGCTTTTTCTGACAGTAAAGTAATACCAAGTAACTGCTCGATAATAGTACGTTGATCGTTGGCTTTAAGACTTAAGAATGGTTCTGTATAGGTATTAAGTGCTACAATATGTTTAAACATATCGTGGCTCATACCTAGTAAACGTTCGATTTCTTGTTGTGTTTCGCGACTGTCACCTTGACTATTATCATCTTTGCTTTCGCGTTCAATATCGCCAATGTAGAATTTAAGTACATTGTGCTTACGACCACGTTCAATACGATAACTTTCGCCATTAACTTCAAAGTCAATAGTCACTAACATGCCTTTAGCATTAGTTTTGTTGATTAAGTTATCTTTCTTAATGTTAGTAAGTGCTGTGCCATATAAAGCATATGATAGAGCATTAATGATAGTAGTTTTACCTGTACCATTACGTGCCCCACTATCGTCACCGCCCAAGTCAATGTTTTCACCTAGGACTAAGGTTAAGTCCCTACGGTCAAACTCAACGGCCTGTGTAGCATTACCTACACTCATGAAGTTTCTTACTGTAAGATTTTTTATTCTAAACATAGGTTATAGGTGTCTGTAGATATCAAGTAGTAGATTAGGATCGTAATGTTCGCTGTTGATGCTGGTTAATTGGTTAGTAACAATGGTATCAATGCTTTCAAATTGAATGTTGCCTAGAACAATGTCTTGTCCAATGTCCATACTCTTAACAGGAATTAGTGTAAGTTCGCGCAGATTGTAGGTGCCAACAAACGTTTCTTTAATAAATGTAGCTTCTTCGTAGGTAATATCAACATCTATATTAACTCGACAGTGCATATCGGCTAACAATAGCGTTTCTGGTGTACGTAGTACATCACTTAGGCTGTATACACGATATTTAGGTTGTCCTGGCCATGCTCGAAACACAGGCTCTTCTCCCCAGGTAAGTATCATCATACCTCTTTCATCATCGCCGGCATCGGCGTAGTTATGCGGAAAAGCATTACCAATGTATGTAATGTTCTTGCTGGTTTGACGTTTGTGGAAGTGTCCACTAAACATATGATCAACATGACCAAAGTGTTCACCACGTAGTTCGCCATGCTCGGGCATCTGTACCATGGCATTCATAAAGAAATGCGGCAATTCAAAGTGGCCAAACATATATTTGGCATTGATCTTAGGAATCTTTTTATGGTCATCACCT